CGTAGCAATGAACGACGTTTTAAGTGCTGAAATAAGTGCTGAAACAACTTCAATGATTACAACCCGTATTGTTGAACTTCAAGCGTCACGACGTTTAAGCACTGGAAAAGTTTCTGCAACCCCAGAATCTATAATCAGTGCCATTAAGTCGGGTCGTATTTCATTGACCGAACTTCAAGCGAAGCTCGAAGCAATGGAGTAAAATAAATAAATCTCATCCGAGATAAAACGTAGGGGGGGCGATTCCCTCCCAACCATTCGCACTTACATTTATCTGACGTCGATAAAAAGGACGGGAGTATTTAAGACGCTTATCAACTTTTAGCAGATTGAAGCCAATTTAAATAGTAGACAAATCACTCCGGAAAATATGAAAGTCACTTGTTTAAGTTACTTATTAAAGTCAACTGACGCTTATTCTCAAACTGATTAATAACGAGAAATTCTTTATCACTTTCCCTAATACCGAGCACAACTTCTAATTCTGAATTGTCAAGCCTTTCTCACTTACGCAGAGACTCACCTGACGGGTTAACCGTTTGTAGTTTCTCCCGTCCAACCTTATAATGACACCTGTTCTAAACAGGGAGGGCTTAAAAGCGGGACGCCCAAAACTATAACCTTATATAGTGCCCTCCCGAAATGAACGATTTGCACATGTCCGAATGGGGACCCCCAGAAACTGGTAGGGGGTCCGTTCGAGGTTGACTTCCTTATAATACTCTGTGAGCGTTTTCTTTAATCTCAGATACGTAAACGTCTCCGAGCTCAAATTCTCCGTAAGTCATCGGTGATTTCACACCACAAAACCATCGTGCGTAATTATTTTTCGCTTCCAATTCTGGTTTCTGGTATTTCTTCAGGACTCTCCATTCAAATCCTGCACCGTGTTTATCCACCCAAATTTCGTAGGGCTTCGCTATTTCTCTTGTCTTCTTTTGTGATTCTGTCATTGTTTGACCTCTAATATACCAAGGGTTAGGTTCTATTTAAGCCTTTGCACATGTGCGAATTTAGGGAGCCCTAAACTGTAAGGCTCCACATTAACATTAAGAAAGCTCCAAACTTTTCAAATGGGAAACAGGCGGGGTTTAGCATTCGCCTGTCTCTTCATCAAAGACACCACAACAAAGACAAGTGTATTTGTCTCCACTACACTTAAGGTTGTGTTCCTCTATCTTTTTTCTTTCTATCTCAAACTCTACGAGTCCGTCGTATAGGTCGTCTACATTAGGCATTGTTCACTCTCCAATATAAATTGTTGTGCGTTGTCTATCACTGAATGATATTCTGAAAGGTTTTCATCTCCAACCTCTACCAATACCTGACGGATAGAGTCAAGGCCGTAAATGATTTCGTCCTTTTTCATTTCTGCTTTTGCAGATAGCCAGCCCATTTTCATTCTAAACCTCTTAGCTGTTCGTCTTCTTTAAAGACTGCGTCTAATTCCTGAATCCTTGCGTAGACTTCTTTTTTCCATCTTACTAAATCCTGACCTTTTAGCTTGTCACCTCTTAAAGTGTATTCGTCAGCCCAAAAGCTAACCATTCCTCTTACAGTTCCAAGAATCCAAGATTCAATAGAATATTGTTCTCTGCTTAAAGCGTCGGCTTCCCTTGCTCTTTTTAAATTTCTTCTTATCGTTTCCATTTTTAGTATTCTCCATTATCTTCCCAATCGTAATTTAACTCGAATTTATCATTCTGTCCGCAGGTGCAATTATTATAAATCCAATCGCAATCTTCAGCGTGTTGGTTTTCTTCGTGGGTTGCCCCGCTATTTTCGTATTGAAAGGCCATTTCATCAGTTAGATTTTGTAATAAGGTTTTTCTCATTTTGCTACCTCTTTATCAAGTCCCAACTTTTGGGCCTCCAATGCCTCGTAAATTTCGAGGGTGTGACTCATCGGTAATTGAAACCGACGGCTGGCTTTCCTGAAACGGAATTCGTTTCTTAAAATGTTTTCTTTGAAGCTCATTTTTTCTCTCTAATTCTACTCTAACGAGAGAGTATTTAAAGCTTTCGCTGGTTTTAGTATATAAGCATCGAGGGGGTATATATAGTCCGTTTTAGGTTCCGCTCACGTTTTTTCGCACATGTCCTAATAAGAATAAACAATCTCACACTCAAAACAAAACTGAGCGTCGGGTAATGTTTTAAATGGGTTATCCTTTTGATAACCGTCTACTAATTCTCTTTTACATTCTTGGCAGTTCTTATATCGTCCGTGTTTCATATTTTACCTTATATTACCTATAACGAGGGAGGTTATAAAGGTTTGCACATGTCCAAAGTTTTTAATACCGCTGGCCTAAGAGCGCCACATTAATGACTGAGCTTAGACCTTGAGTATAAGGTTTGGGGGTTGTAGGTCGTGAGAACCCACTCGCACTAACCACGGGCTTTCAACCGCGTGTCTCCGGAAGACCTAAAAGTTTTGTGCTTCGCCATTCTTGTCAAGCGACCCCCTTTTTTAACTGAGGTATTAACCCAGTCTTAAAACAAATATCAGAACGACAACGCTAAAGTATACGTCTTAGCGCCTGTGAACTTCCTACTCATTTATAAGTATAAGGTGTGAGGGAGGATTCAAGGTTAACCTCCAAAGACTACCGGCCCAAATACCTAAGTATTGTCCGCACTTACCACTCACCACCTCCTCAGACACTTGTCCGTTGGAGCAGGATATTGTGTGCTTTACCCCCTTTGGGAAGGGGTTATTCAGCCACTCACGATAACGGGATATCTCCCATTAATATAAGGTGCTGGGTCGGGATTCGGCCCCTGAAACCCAGCACGGGATATTGTATTTTTAATTACAGTTTAATTCTGTTTGCTTACTTTGACCAGCGACTTGACTTTGTTGAAGTTGGAATACGTCCAATCTTAAGCCACAGCTTCTGAATTCGTGTTAGTTTCATTGTTCTTTTACCTCTAACTTACTTGTAGCGAGAGAGTATTTAAAGCTTTGCTTCAAAATAGTATATAAGACACGAGGAGACTTATATAGTGCGTTTTGGGTTCCGCTCACTGTTTTTGAAAAAATTGGGACATGGGCCAAAAATGGCCTACTCGTCCAGCTCTTGACATTTACCACTTTCGGGCGTCGCACAAATAGGACAGAAATATTTATTACTAAAGATAAAATCTTTTGCGTCCCAGCTTTCTGGTTCACTCATTTCATTTGCTCCATTATTATTATAAACAGTTGTGCTAATACGTCGTCGTAGTATTCTATATCGTTAGGGCTTCTAACGTTCCACGTATTAAGTTTATTAATGTCGTATCTTAAGGAGTCTATCGCTACCAATAGCTCGGCTTTATTTAACTCACTCATTTGTAATACTCCATTCTGGACATTTTATTTTCAATCGTCTTATATACTTCGGCATCACGTGAACCGTCGCCAAAAGTTAATTCCATTGATAGACACAATAAGAAGTCTTTCCAATTTAAAGAGTTGTGGTTAGACATTTAAGCACCTACCTTATAAATTTCTTTGTTAGGGTAGGCCACGAATCTGGCCCCTACGCTATTAATAACGTCCCAAACTTCAGCGTCGTTAAGACTACCGTGTTTAGTTCCAAAGGAGTGGAGATTAACCCAGCCTATTGTGTGGCAATAGGTAGAGTTTGGCCCCTCCATTCGGGAACCCATTAATTCCACCCAAAAGGAGTGGATACTCATCAATCGACCATCCCAGTCGACGAAGCCAGTTTTATTTGTTGTATAAGTTGTTTTATTCATTCTTTTACCTCTATCAATACTCTAACGACAGAGTATTTAAAGCTTTCGCTGGTTTTAGTATATAAGGCACGAGGGAGTATATATAGTGCGATATACGTCCCGCTAACGTTTTTTTAAAAATTTGCATGTCTGGGTATACCCCCCCTACCCCATGGGGGTATCTCTTCTAGAGAGGATAGCTATATATAGTGGGTATATAAGGGTGGGGGGTCATTTATATATAGGGGGTATATAAGACAAGTGCCACCCCCCATGCATGTGTTGACATGTACATGATTAGACATGTCCCGGTTTTGGGATTGGCTGATGATTAACATTATAATAATTAAATAGAAAGTCTACTTAGTATTACCATTACTTCTGTTAAATATTTTTGGTATTCGTCCATTTTACTTAGTCCCCCCCTTTAGTTGTTTTTTAGATTTTTTTATTTGTTTATCAAGCATTTTTTCCAATTTCTCTAAAATTTCCATTGGGTCTGATTGGAGGGATACCCCCCCTACCTCTATTAGACGCATTGATTACCTCTTATTCCAAGTGGAGTATCGGGTAGGTGTGTCCCTACGGCTGGTCTGCTTCCAGATTTGGGTTGCCACGATGCGTGCTATAAGGGCACTGTTGTGGTTATTTACTTGCTGTTGTGTTGGTGTAGTTGTCATTTCTTTTACCTCTATCAATACTCTAACGACAAAGTATATAAAGCTTTCGCTGGTTTTAGTATATAAGGAAGGAGGAGGTATATATAGTGCAATATAGCATCCGCTTACCTATTTTTATTATGCTGCGCCTTTTATGCGGATGGCCCCCGGTCTAAAATCACATGGCCCCACCAGTATCAAGGCATGGGTAGGGGTCAAAACAAATCGTCTGAATTTTGAAAGTAGTTCTACATAGTAAGAGCTATATAGATATATTATATAGAGTAAGCATTTCAGGACAGGCAATAGTGTCTATATGACATGTTAACAGAAAGTTTTATATACTGATGTGGTCTTAGTAGTTTCAGTGAAAAAAAGAATGACTAAAAAAACGCAAAAAAATATAGAGTGGACTTGTAATGAGATTCGCGATTTGCTATTAAGCAAGAATAAATCGTATGGCGATAGTGCGCTATCTCCAGACAATATTTTTAGTAAGCTCGATTCAGCACAGGCTATCTGTGCACGTATCGACGATAAACTCAGTCGTATCAAGAACAATGGGCTCGATGATGCAACTGAAGACACGCTCGATGATTTGATAGGATATCTTATCTTACTCAAAATCGCGCGGAGCGAAGCCGCAGCTAATGTTACAGTTTTTACAATGTGTAATTGTACACATGGGTGCACTATATGTGGACCGACATGTGAATGCGTATGCAATGAAGAGGATGGATATGCTCCACCATGGAGCCACGAAGTTCCGAAGGAAGTGAGAGTATTTACGAGCAATGCTTAATGGAGCTTAATCAAAAGTAGAGTTGATTAAAATGATAGAGATGAAAGACCTAATGAAGACTTCTCTGGTATCACAATTACTAGAGAAGGGAGGCAGAATTGAGCCTCTTATAGTAGAGAACAGTAAGTCAGACGGCGTAGGATTGTGCAACCCGTCAATTTGGCATAAGCCAGATACGACCAAGTATTTAGTTAATGTACGTAAAGTATCATACTACTTACACCACTGTGAAGGAGAACAGAAGTATCAGACCCCATGGGGACCTCTGAATTATGTTCGTCCCGACGACGACCCTTATCTAAGGACAGAGAATTTTATCTGTGACTTTAATTTAAGGAATATGAAATTAACCAACCCCCGAAAGATAAACACTAGTAAGTTTACCAAGGAACCTGAATGGGACTTTGTAGGACTAGAAGATGCTAGGATTGTTGAGTGGGAAGGAAAGATGTATGTAACTGGCGTTCGGCGCTACGCGCCGGATGGAAAGGGAAGAATGGTACTGTCCGAAATTGATGTAACATCGAAAGGTGTGAAAGAGGTAGGACGTTACGTTATGTTACCCCCAGAAGGTGAGGAACCTTACTGTGAGAAGAATTGGATGCCTATATTAGATATGCCGTTTCACTTCGTGAAATGGTCAAATCCTATAGAGATTATTAAAGTGGATATTAATAAAAAGTGGAAGAACAACCCTAAGAAATATCGCTGTCCAAGCAGTTACGTACTCAAAGGAGACCCTAAGAAGAAACTACCCTTCCAGTTAGACCCACGTGGTAGCTCTCAGATAGTACCGTACAACGGTTATTACATGGCTGTAGTACATGAATGTGATTACTGGGAGAATGACAAAGGAGATAGAGATTCACATTATTACCATAGATTTATGGTATGGGATAAGAAGTGGAACTTAGTTACTCATTCAGCCCCATTCAAATTTATGGATGGACGTATAGAGTTCTGTTGTGGAATGGCTGTACACCCAGATGGAAATGACGTTTACGTTACTTTCGGGTTCCAAGACAATGCTGCATACAAAGTGCACATACCAGCGGAATTCTTGAACAGTATTCTGGAGTTCCCTAAAGAATAATGGCAAACGACTATTGGCGAACCACAGACTGGCCTACGCTAGAAATAACAACATCTATACCTAAAGCAGGGTGTGTAGTTGATTGTGTCTTCTGCCCACAACGAGTTTTACAAAAAGTGTGGGATAGTGAACACTTCACTACAGAACAAGCTAGAACCATGAAGTTAGATGATTTCAAGATGGTAGTTGACAAATTACCAAGAGAAGTCAGAATAACATTCTCTGGTTTTACAGAACCTTGGTTAAATAAAGATTGTTCAACGATGGTACAATATGCACACCTTAAAGGACACCCTGTATCTGTATTCACTACAGCTGTAGGCATGACCCTTAAAGATGTTAAAATGATTTCGCATATACCATTCTGTGGAGGACCCAATGGTGGATTTACATTACATCTACCTGATAAAGAAAGACTGGCTAAACACCCAGTGAATAAAACATATATTAAAGTAGTACAAGCGTTAAAGGACGCTGACATTACAAACTTCCAAACCATGTCAATGGGAGAGGTCCATGAAGAAGTGGAACATATATATCCCGACCATACGGTTAATCATTATGAGATGTGGCATAGAGCAGGTAACCTATTAGGTGAAGCTCAACTGAAGCCAGAAGTAAAGGAAGTATGGGATAGATTTAAATCTGTATACCACGAAGGAGATAAGACTTGTGGTTGCATAGAAGGTTTATATCATAACATACTCCTCCCTAATGGTGAAGTATCATTATGTTGTATGGACTATAACCTAGAAGAAATAATAGGTAATCTATACACACAAGAATATGATGACATAATGCCTAAACCACAAACATGTTATGACATGTGTCGAAGGTGTGAGAATGGAGTAGACCCCATCACTAGTAATTCTAGTATGGTTAAAGAGTATGGGCAAGCAGATGCTTTGTCCTGCGACTACTTCGTAGCACCTGATGAGATGATACAATATTTAGGATTTGATATAAATCCTGATAGACGTATACCTGAATCAGACATCATCCAAAGCATGAGGGAATATATAAACCCTAGTGGAACGTTTGTGGATGTAGGCGCGCATATAGGAACATATACATGGTTATTAGGTCCTTATGCTAAAGAGGTTTATGCTTTTGAACCTACGCGTCGTATCTATAACCATTTATGTGCTAATGTTTTACTCAAGGACCTTTCTGATAAAGTAGAAACTTATAATATAGGATTATCTGATGTGAATGGTAAGTTACCATTCTATGAAAGACAACCTGATGGTGGAACTAATGGTTTCACTCATATTGGTTGGAAGGAAGACATATCTTATGAACTTCCTGTTCTCAAGATGGACGAGTTTGATATAAAAGATATAAGTTTAATTAAGATAGATGTAGAGGGTCACGAGCTCGAAGTTATTAAAGGAGCTTCTGAAACCCTTAAGAATAATGATTACCCTCCTATACTCTTTGAGAGTTGGGAACCAGTTCCCGACCAACCTCTGATAGGAGATTTAAGAACGGAGTTGTTTAATCATTTATATGAAATAGGATATGCTATTGAACACACAGCACATCCTGAGATATTTTTAGCAAAGAAGGAAAAATTATGAACTTACAAGCAAAGTTAGAACAATACATCGAAGCCCCTGATGTCCCCGAACATTCTTTTGAATGCGGGTGGGAGTATGAACACCTAGGGCAATACGCATCTGCTATGGGTTATTACCTTAAATGTGCAGAATTAACAGATAACGACCTTTTGGCATACGAGTGCTTACTACGTAAAGCTATATGCTTTAGAAGGTTGGGAGGAAGAGAAGCTCACGTACAGAACTGTTGTCAGATGGCAATATCACTGATGCCCGGAAGACCTGAGGCTTATCATTACTTAAGCCAGTCCTATGAGTATTCATCCCGTTGGGTAGAATCCCATATGGTGGCTAGAGCAGGTCAACGCTTAAACGCAGAACGTGATGCATTAATGTATGACATAGATGGAATGGATTTAGATTATCCGGGCGCTTTCGCGTTACCTTTCCAAGAAGCAGTAGCTTTGTGGTGGATTGGGCGATTTAAAGAATGTATAGAAAAATTCAAAGAAGTGCAGAAACTTAAGTTAGACCCACAATATGTAGGTCACGTTAAGTGGAACATTGATAATCTAGAAGGTAGAGATGCTGATGCTTTAGCAGGAATAAAAAAGCATAAAAAGAAGAGCATTACCAATAAAGATGACATAATAAAGAAAATGCTTTCGGAGAAAAAGAAATGAAGGATAATTCAAAATCCCCTGTAGTGATGCCCGGTCCTCAACCAGATGGCTGGATATCCACGGAAGATTTTGAGCATATGAGGTCATTAGGTATGAACGACCCAGAAGAATACGAAAGACTAAAAGAACTATCTACAGAAGAACTTATGGAAGAGTATGTTAAGGATGTAACACCTACAGATAACTACCTGTCGTATGTAGTAGTGGATGACTTTTATAGCGACCCAGATATTGTAAGGGAATATGCTATGACACGTGATTATGTGCCTCGTGGAGAACATGGGGCTGTAGGTCATCGAACTAACATAAGAAAGATATTTAAAGGAACTAAAGAGAAGTTTGAAGCTTTAATTGGTGATAAGACCGTTAAAGGAACGGAGCTTGGTGGATGGAACTATGCTACTAATGGCGTCTTCCAACACTGTATGGCAGAGGACCCCTTCGTCATACACGCAGATACTCAACGTTGGGCAGCTATGGTGTATCTTACTCCAGACCCTCCTCCTCAATGTGGAACCAATTTATATAGACATAAAGCTACAGGCAAGTTCTCAGTAGAGAATGATAGTGATTGGAATATGTTCGCAGGGAACTTTTATGATGAAACTCCCTTTGAAGTAGTAGATAGAATAGGAAATAGATATAATAGAATGGTATTGTTTGATGCAAGGAATATACATGCAGCAGCACAATATTTTGGAAATGATATAGATAATGATAGACTCTTCCAGATATTCTTTTTTAACACAAAGAATGCAGAAGGTATAAGAGTACATGGAATGGATATGAAGGAAATGGAGAAGAACGCATATGGAAACTAAATGGACCGCAAGTCACATGAGGCTGAGCCCTAGTAAAATAAATACGTATATGAAATGCCCTAGGGAATTTTATTATAAATATATAGCAAAGATACCTGAGAAGAAAACAATTCACTTGTTTCGTGGTACATTAGTACACAAAGTATTAGAGAACTTATTTAAGAATAAATTTAAAACCTTACCCCAATGGGAGAAGGGTGGACCCGCTCAATGGGTTCAAGAACAGTTTGAAACAGGCTGGGAAGAAAAGATAGGTAAACATAAATGGCTGTGGGAAATACACACCGAAGAAGAGATGAATGCTATGTATGTTGAGACTGAGGATTTATTGCAGAATTTTGTTAAGTCTGTTGATAAAAAATTAACAGAAATGGTAAAATGGAAAATATTCAAAAATAAGTATCAAGCTTGGAATGCAGTAGCTCCTAAGTATGCTGAAAAGTGGGTTAAGTCTTCAGAGTATGCTATAGTAGGAGTTGTTGACGTAGTATGTAATGATTTCGATGGTGGTACAACTTTGCTGGACTACAAGACCAGTAAGCGCTATGGTGCATACCTTCCAGAGGAATATTATCGCCAGTTGATTATATATGCATTCTTGTACACATTAGAGATGGGCGAGATGCCGAAATTTGTGGGCGTTAACTATCTCCGCTTTGATGATACATTCTTTGTTAAGGTTAATCAGCAAGTGCTTGATGAAGCTAAAGATATAATCAAGATGGTACATGATTGTATAAAGGAACGTGAAGAATATGAGGACCGATATGAACAAGTGCCTCAGAATCTCTGTAAGTGGTGTTCATTCAATAAACAACACAACGGTGGGCCATGTGACGTGGTAATACCAAAGTGGGAACCTAAATACAAGAAGAAGAAGGAAAACTATGAAGATATCTCTAAGCAGTCCAAACTCCTTATTGAATTGGAAAACCAAGAACAGTTTCCTGAGTTTGATTAGGGCAATCTTTATATACTTGCGCGGTGTAAAAAATATCTATGGCGCGCGACGATTATGGAGCCATAAACGTGATTTCTGACGAGGAACGCGAAATCCTAGGCATAGGAGGCTCCAAGAAACCTGATGAAGAGGAGAAGCTTTTTGAAACTATAGGCAAGGCTGCCGATAAGATAGGAGAAACTAAAGTAGGGCAAAAGATAGGTGCTATACTAGCAGTAATGATGTTAGCCCTTCTCAGTGGTGGCGCCAATATGACAATTCTAAGTGATTACTTCAATCCTGAAGAAGAAGGACCAGTAGGAGGTTGTTTACAATATGATGCAACTAATTATAACCCTAAAGCTACTTTTGACGATGGAAGTTGTAATTTCTTAATTATTATTTATGGATGTACTAATCCCGAAGCTGAGAATCATCAACCCAATGCTACGCATGACGATGGTCGTTGTGTGGTTTTAAATGACAACCCAAATGGTACAAATGGTAACGGAAACGAAACTGCGTCCATTTATGGTTGTACAGATATAGAAGCTAATAATTATGATGATAAAGCTACTGAAGATGATGGTTCATGTGATTACGAGGATGAATATGAAGAAGAACACGGGAACCACACATCGGTACACTTTTATCCCGGTTGGTATAACGAAGAGACAGATAATATGTCTGTCTTCTGGGTAGACCCAGATGCAGATGGTATATCCGTATTAACAGATATAGATACCGACTGTAGCGATTATAGTACGTCTGTATTAGTTTATGTAGACGTATGGCATGAAGAGTCTGGTGATTATAACTGGACTGATTTATATTTAACAGTTAATGGTGTGGACTGGGACTATCACTGGTTTAATTTTACTTTTGAGGAACTCAATGAGACAGAAGGTACATGGTCGATGTGGGTAGCATTACTCGTATGGGACGATGTAGATGAAGAATATATCTTTCAACAACAGTTTGATATACCAATGATAAGAGTGGAGGGCCAATGAAGGCTAAAGATATGATACAACTCACAAATAAATTAGATACAATACTGTCGGAACTCGACGACCTAAGAACACTTGTAATAAGGTCAACAGCAGACGATTATAAAAAATTAAAGGAGGAACAGAAACATGACCAATCATAAAAAAGACGCAGCAAACCCTGACGGGAATTTCGCTAACTTCATGATGATGTTAGTAGCAGCACCTGTCGTAATGGCGTGGGTAGGACTATCTGTATTTCTCGTTACGATGGCATTTCGCCATCCAGAAATAGTAGAAGATATAGAATCTTATAAGTCGGTATTACTGATTATAGGTTCTCCAGCCTTAGTTATTATATATAAGGTATTAGAATTATGGACTGCTCAACAGAACAGTCAGATAGAACAAACAAGAAAAGGTACATTCCGTAATGGGGATGACCATGAACACGAAGAGGAAACAAAAAAATGAACGACTACGAAGTGAGAGAACTGTATGAACAGGTACAACAAATGGAAGTGAAGATAAAAGCATTAGAGGTAATTATAAATATGCCTACAAGCGAGCAGGTACAAGCAGAGAACAACAAAGCATGTTGCTGCTCAGGAGAATAAAAATGCCAACGAAAGAACTATATGAAAAATATCAAGGTAACCAATCGGACAAGAAACCTGTGGACTCATCCGCAGGAGGATTGTTTAAAGGAGAACACTGGTCAGAAGAGTACGCAAAGACCCTAGACTGGGAAAAACCAAGCCAACGTGAGATTAATGAGATGGCAGCAGCCTCTCATAAACCTATCACCAGCTACGATAGTATTGCCGAAGAAAATAAAGATAAGCCCGCAATTAGAGAAGTATATGATGGTACGACTTATAGTCTAGCCTACATTCCTACTCAAGAATATCTAGAAGATATGAAAGAGAGTCACGAACGAGGAGACCGCGAATACGGTGCCCAGAATCAAGAGAGTGACCCAATGGATGTTTATACTGCAAAGTATGATAGGAAAGGAGACGAGTAATCATGGCTGACGATATTGTGGACGATGGGGCTGAGCCCTCAGAAGAAAAAGCATGTTGCGACTGTTGTTGCACTAAAACAATCTTAGATAAAATAGATAAGCAGAACTTTATCAATATGAATTATCAAAATGAGAATGACAATGGATTTAATTCTACTTTGTCTAAGCTAAATGATATACTGGAATTATTACACAAAAAGGAATAATATGGCAGAAAATCAAAATAAGAAATACAATATAGATAAAACTCTTACAATGAGAAAGAGCGGACAAGGTGAAAAGGTTTACAGCCACGTCGGTGGTAAAACTCACGCTCTTGAACATCATGCTATATCTAAAGAGACAGCTCTTAAACAAATTAGAGATGTAACTGAATCAGAGATAGCGCGCCGTGAACATCATGGACACCACATAGGTAAGAAACAACATTCTAAAACTAAATACGCAGACCACGGTTAAGTATGGCTTACAACGCTAAATCTAAAAAACGTCGTCAAGCGGAAGCAAGAAAGAAGCCCGGAGGTTCAAACGTAGGAGATTATCCTAACGTTAGTAAATTCGCTGGCCCATCAGGAGGAGCACCTAAAGGTAGCTACCCTATTAATACTAAGAAGAGAGCTAAATCAGCTCTTAAGCTGGCACATAATGCGCCAAACCCAGCTGGTATCAAAAAGGCAGTACTCAAAGCGTATCCTTCTTTAAAGAAGAAAAAGAATGGTAAGAAAGAATAAGAACGGAGTTCCACGTAAGAAACCCAAGAAACGTAGAGTTAAAAAGGGTGAAAAAGCTTATCGTGCTAAAGATGGCAAACTTAGGAAGAAAAAGAAATGAGTATAACAAAAGCAGAAATTATTGCCACAATAGAGGCAGACTTAGCTGACACTGAAACCAAGTTAAGTTCTCTTATGTCTACAGGAAGTATGAGTGAGAGTAATGATGAAACTAAGGTAGCTAATTATATAGGTCGATGTACCCTCCTCAATGATACAAAAACGTGGGTAACGGATAACCTCTAAGTAAGCTTTATATAGTAGGGGGTCCTACTATGTATAGGCTCTCACAGAAGGGCCAAGGCACCACAGGACACTTAACGCAAGCGTCACCGTGGGAGCCCCAAAAAAAGGAAAAAATATGTCAAATAATACGACAAACGAACCAGCAACTAACGAGACTCTAGATAACGTTACTGCTGACGAAGTAAGCGAATCTGGAATGATAGATGGTATATTGGATGCATTAAGTGATTCACCTGAGCTCATGCTCGCGGTAGCAGTCATAGGAGCACTTGTTGCTTATATTGCATACACACAGCCAGCTGTAAAAGCGTTAATATATAAATTCGGAGGTTCTTATATGAAGAGCCACGAAGCCGAGATACATAAATTAATCGAGGTACATTTAACGTCTGCCCAGTTAAAGGCTTATGAGAAGCTAGATGTTCTAGCACAAAAGCATGTAAAAGATGCAATGCTCAAAAACGTAATACTATCTGTATGGGACCAGAACGACGACAAATTTGTTGCCGCGGTCAAAGCAGAAACCAAAGCAGCTTTTGCTAGCGCAAAGACTCTTTGAACGAAGACGATTATGAGCAGCGGTTACGCCAGCGAGTAGGAGAACAAGAATATGCACGTCATAAAGAACTTGTACGCTTGCTGGCTCGCAATCTTACTCTTGAAGACATTTTGTGGGAAGAAATTTCTTTACATATTCGGGATGTTAACTTACGAACAGAGCTCTTGCGCCAAAGAAATTCAATCGTTCGTGACATACATACGGAATTCAGAGCATTAAACATAGAGATACCTACGGTAGTGGAACAGCGGACTGAAGGGTTTGCTAGTTTCTTGGAGGATTTAACAGATGACGAAAGCGATAAGAAACGAGACAAAGAAACTGAAAGCGACACTGACAGGTAAAAGCGCACACGATTCAAAAGAGTTAGAGAATATATTTGAAAGTTGTAGATTCTCTGAAGACAAAATGCTTAAATTGGTTAGAGCTTTTTGTGAAACCTATTTAATTGATAATAAACAACGGCCTTTAAAGTTAAGACCTCTTCAGGAAACTATTATTGTTAAGTCTTTAACACATCCTGATAATGGTCTTCCGCGTAAATTAGCTATCTTAGCTCCACGAGGGAGTGGTAAATCTTATGCCCTTGCGGTAGCTGTAACTATCTATATGTTCTTTAAAAGATTTAGAGATTTAGTATTTGTCTTAGCTCCATCAGAAGACCAAGCTGCATTAATCTTTGGTTATGTTTATAGAAACTTTAAGGATAATAGATTTTTAGATAGCTTAGTAGACAATTATAAATTTCATAATAAGCCCCATATACGCATGAAGGGGGGCACAATGATGCGTAGAGCTCCATTAGCGCCTAGTAATCAGGGACAAGCTATACGAGGACAACACCCTACTTTATGTATTGTGGACGAAAGTCCTCTAATTGATGACCATTTATTCGTAGATAACGTAGAACCAGCGATAGTTTCAAATAAGGCCCCGTTCATAAATTTAGGTACACCAAAGTCAAAAGAGAATCATATGTATAGATATCTCTACTCAGAAGCTTATGAAAATAGTTTCACGAGATTGGTGTTTTCATGGAAAGACGCAATTAAACAAGGAGATGCTTATTCACCTCCTTATACTGAATTAGAAATGTTAGATAAGATGACGGAATGGGGGGAAGATTCTATCTACTGGAGGACAGAATACGAATGTGAGTTTGTAGAGAGTGTATCGCAAATATTCAATCCAGAAAAATTAAGGGACTGTTTTGATGAATACGAACCGTGGACCAGAGAGACTCTCGATGACGAGCGAGGAAATCTTCCTAATGAAATTTCTGTCGGTGTTGATGTTGGGAAATCTATTAACTCTACTGTTATTACCGGATGGTCAAGGGAAAAACTTGCTACTGAGGATGGTGGACAAGATATTGCCCGTCTTATATACATTGAAGAAATCAGTCCTAGAAGTGGTGGACACGATATTCCATACCAGCGTCAGCGTATCATTGACGTCTGTAATCGTTTGCACGCTAAGCGCCTTATTGTGGATTGTACTGGTATCGGCGGTGCGATTGAACAAGACTTAAGGGTAGAGTGTATAAATAGTAGTCCGCAGATACATTTCCTACCTTTCATTTTTACGGGTGGTCCGAGAGGGACGAAGACCCAGATATATAGAGATTACGTTTCCTATATCCAACAACAACTAGTAAAGGTACCTAATCCAGAAAGCCAAGAACCTCATATAAAGAGATTAATTTTAAAATGGTATGCAGAACATAGAGACCTTGAATATACTATGGATGCAGCCAATAAGACTGAAAAGATAGCAGCTCCTTCCGGAAAACACGATGACTATTGTGATAGTTCGGTAATGGCGCTACATGCTACCTTATCTATGCTTCCTGCTGGTGCAGGAGTGGCCTCTTCAAATAGAGGCGGAGGTGGTAGCGACAGGATACAAAGAGCGCCCACAAAACGACAAAATTGGAGTGGAAAGTCTGTTTTAACCACGGCTGCTCGTTCTCACCGCCTTAATAAAGGTATACGTTTTTAGCACAATCTTTATATACTCCTTTCGGTTTATATATATGTGACTAGCCATGTCAATATTTGATAGAGTGCGAAGACGCTTCGCCAATGTGGGGTCTAATCCCCCTTTCAAAGAGAACGACCCAAGAGATTTCGGAGCAGGTGTAATCAAAAGACTCAAGCTCCAAAATAACGGTTACAATGTAAGAGGAAAAGGAGATTTTGAACCACACATAGGTGCTCCACGCACTTATATGAATGTTTATTTACAAGACCCTGTTGTAAGAACATTGATAGACCTTCCATGCTTTTACGCTGTAAAGGATAACTTTGATATAGTAACAGATGAAGATAGTATTAGAGAAACTATCGAAGAGATGTTTAGAGATATAAATATCGAACAAACTATCTATGGATGGGTTCGTAATGCCCGCGTATTCGGTACGGGGTATCTGGAGTGGACCGGAGACAACTTAGTTCTTCGTTCTAGC